GGGCACTACTTTTAACTTGGAGATAATTTATGAAATCATTCATTTTCGGTATTTTGGATCTTTTACAGAACCAAACTTGTCCTGTTAAGTCGATTCTAATTAGTGGATTTCCCACTATCGACTCTTTACAGTTCGAGTTTACCTACGATGACGACTCCACTGAATGTTTCTCTTTTGTTTCTAGTTGTGCACTTCCTTCAGATGGGTCTGCTCCTTCCAATGGAGGGATAAGCTGATGGGTATCCATCCCTTTGGACCATGGTCCGAATCAGCTGATGAGAGGAGTTTTCTCCTTAACCAAGGCGTTGGTACTATAGTTGGTACAGATGGCACTAATGTCCATAATGTTGCTTCTATTAGTAACGTCTTTGGTGGGGTTGCTCCTTTTGATGGCGAGAATTATACGAAAACTGGGGATAATAACCCCTATAATCGTCGATGTTCTATCCCATCGTCATCTTCCTTGATTTCCGATTCGTGCACAATTGAGGGCAGATTTTCTGCCCACGCTGTGTATAAAGTCGGATCTACTGTGTATCACAGTGATTGCTCTAATGTGATGCCATTCGCGCCTCCCTTTTTGGGTGCTGCCGATAATTCTACTCTCGCTTTTAATGCTGCCTTACAGAAAATGTATAAGGCTCATGCAGGATCTTTACAAGGTCTTGTTGCGTTAGGTGAATTCAAGGAATCTGTTGGAACTGTTGGCCACGTTGTTAAACAAATTAAGTCTCTGATGCAGGCAAAAAAGCTTGTAGTCGAACGCATTTTTAAAGGTATAACGATTTCTCGTAACCTCGATGCGAAAAACTTTCAGATTCCTAAATGGAAACGTGGCCGCCTCGCTGGCAATCTTGCCAACGAGTGGTTGCAACTTCAGTACGGCCTATTACCACTACTTAGCGATGCTAATAGTGCTCTTCAGGCTGCTGCTGAAATTTCAGTTCAACCACTCCGCCAGAGTGCTTACCATTACTCTGGTCGTCACTCAGTTGATAGTGCTATGTCATCATTTGTTCAAGGTCCCGTTTCGGGTGCCGCTGATTTCAAATGTAATACGACTATAGTTACTCATCGTACTGATGTGGTGAAAGTTGGGGCACGCATTCGAGCTGAATGCGTTAACGATATGTTGAAATATCTTTCCTCCGCCTCGCATCAGCTTGGTTTTGGAATTCAAGATATCGCGCCGGCTGTATGGGAATTACTTCCTTACAGTTTCCTGATTGACTATTTCGTGAATGTCGGAGACTTCTTTAATGCCCTTGCTTTTCGCAGAGGCGTTTCTGAAAAAGGCTATAAGATTACGATTACTGAAATACAATCGTATCTTACTTCCGCTCCTAATTCCGTTACAGATGCTATTAAACCTGTACCCGTTAATGGGACAAGTGGTATAGCTCAGCGAAAATCTGTATCTTACAACCGTGTACCGGCTAATGTGGATTCTTTAATACCGATTCTTCAGTTTAAAGATCCGACAGCTAAGCAAGGCATCAATATTGCTGCCTTGGCTGTTTCTCATCTTTCTGAATTTAATGCGCGTGTTACGGGCGGTGATTTGTCAAAAGTCATCCGTTCTGCTCGTGCACAATATATTCACAGATGAGTGGTACTTTTCTCTTCCCTCCTTTCTGGAGTTTCTATGTCTTTACCTAACTCAGGCGTCATTACTGGCGCCGCTATATCTGGACTTACATCACCGACTTATACTTTGGTTGCCGACACTGCGTTCGACACTCGCTCTAAACAAGCTTATGTCTCTACACTTGGCGGTACCCAAACCGGTGTTGTTGCTCACTCTGCGCTCATACCTTTCACAGCCACAATTCGTCGTCCTAGTATTATCAAGACGACTATTATGGCCATGTACAACGGTTTGAGTTTGCAGTGGTCAAAGGTTCCTTTCAATACCTACGATATTATTTTTCGCAAGGGTTGTAATATGAATGCTTCCGGTATGGCTCAGTACTTTGTTAATGTTAACAAATTCTCCAGCAAAATCTTTGCTGGTACTGAGACAGTCGACGCCGCAAATCTTAAGGCGTTGAATAGCTTGACTGCTGGGTACATCTGGGCTCAAGCCCAAGGTATCCAAGACACTCAAACTACCGGAGTCATTTAGTTACCATTTGACTTTAACTTTTCCTTTATGGGGTCAGTTATTATGAACAGTAAGTCTTCGCTCTTTGATCGATTCATGAGGTCCCTTAACAATGAACTTGCCACCAATTTCCCCTCCGAAGTTTTCACGTCGGATCTGGATTTATATTTTTCTGATAGAGCGTCTTTCATGGCCATTAATGGTTTTGATAATGCTCGCTTACTGGCTGCAAAACAGCTAGTAATCGGAATTAAGAAGAAGTTTAACGGAGTTTCCTCCGATTCTTCTATTTCCGATGCAGAAAGTAGGTGTAATGGTGCTATCCTTGAGTTTCTTGAGGATAATCATTCATGCAAAAAATATAACTTGGCTTACCCGAATAACCTTTCCCATATGGGCCAGGTATATCGTGGTGAGTTACGTAATTTAATGCATAGCAAGCTCGCCAACGTAGTAAGTCTTTCCTCGTTGGCTTCCCAATTAAGAGCAGGTCCCGGTGCTTCATCGCATGTTGATACCGATGCTGGATCATTTTCTCGTTTGAGTAATGGCCCAATGTCGTTTTCATCACCTGAAGTTAAGTCCCTTTACAGGATTTTAACATCATCTTCTCCCCTGTCTTACGCAACTGAGTTAGCGCGTAATAGACTTTGGGGGAAAGATGACAACCTCAGTTCATATGCTTGTTTTATAAGCGTACCGAAAACTTACGATGTAGATAGAGGTATTTCCACTCATCCGTCTGGTAATATGGCGTGCTGTTTAGCACTACATAATTTATTGGCTGAGAATCTCAAAAAAAGATTTTCAATCGATCTTGCCAATCAGCAGGAAATTAATAGAAAGTTAGCTCTTATCGGCTCGAAAGGCTCCATTGGCGGTGAAGTCCGTCCTTGGAGTTTTTGTACAATCGATATGACACGTGCTTCCAACTTTCCGTTAAGCTGGGCTGAAGATGTCACACCTAGTGATGTCTTCTCACTGATGAGTCTTCTAAGATCCCCTACGGTTGAATTTAAACCTAAGGGAACAGAGTCTTTCTCTGTGAAGAAGCAAATGTTGTCAACAATGGGTAACGGTTTTACGTTTGCCTTTATGACAACTCTGTTTGCTGCACTTGTAGAAGTTATTTATACCCTTAGCGGTTTACCCCTCTTTGATAATTTCAAGGATCCGGAAACTGGAGAATTGCGTAGATTTAAAACCTATGCCGTTTTTGGTGATGATATCATCTGCGATAAAAGTGTATATAACATCATAGTCGAGGCTTTTTCTGAGTTTAACTGTAAAGTTAACGCAAAGAAGTCTTACAGTTCGGGATTCTTTAGAGAATCCTGTGGTGGCGACTATCTCGATGGTTATGACGTAAGACCCGTTTTCTGCGAAAATCTCGAGAAAACAACAGACATCTATTCTCTGTTGAACAGATTGTCCGATTGGGCCTTTAAACATTCTTTTAAAGTTCCTAAGACACTTTCCCTTCTTCGTGAGGAAGCCAAGAAAGTGAATAACGGCGTTGAGTTTAGAATCCCACCAGAAGAATCTGATGTTTGCATGGGTATCCGGGTTCCGTTACAGTTTAGACTTCCCTATAATACTTCTGAAATGAAGCATTATTTTGCTAAGATTTTATCGAAAGAAGGCTTTTCATATTCTTCTGACGATATTAAGCAATTTAATGGTTGTCTATATACAGGTTTTCTACCTCGCTTAATATCTAGACTCGTTTATCGAGATAAATATAAATGGGTAGAATACTCAACTTTGGATAGAACGTTACGTAAGTATCGACTTTATTCAGAGACTGTAATTGTTTCTGACATCAATCTTTACGGAGTCATACAACATATGATTTCCGGAGATGTCTCCGGCGGTAAGTATGGTAGGCGACCCGACCTGGGTCGTAACTATACTAAAGGCAGTAAGTATTCACCCTCATGGGGATCTGCTTACTGTTTTAGCGGAACTCACGCCACTTTACGAAGTGGTGCCGCTAATGCTGTACGTGCGCAATGGGAATTGCACATGGGCACTTGGTTAAAACCTAGCGTTCAAGGTTAAGCGCGTCCAGTTGAAAGGACT